ACAGTAGCAACTGTCCATTTGTGTAAAATGTAAGCCAAAATTACTCCTTTCCAGTTGAACCAAATCCACCATCTCTGTTAGTTTTTCTTCCGGGCCGCTCATCAACTTCCATCATTATATATGGATGTTCCGAAACAAGCTCTGCCTGACATATTCGTTGACCACCAGTTACAAATTGTTGGTATCCACTTATATTGCCCACCATCATGTAAACTGGTTCCACATAGTCAGAATCGATAATCCCTACATTATTTGCAAGGATTAATCCATTATTCAACGCAAGACTAGATCTTGGATATAAACGAATCGAATACCCCCTTTGAATATCAAAAATCAATCCAGTAGGAATTAATATTCTTTCTCTAGGATTGACTTGCACCTTTCCGTCTACTACTTTTCTGATTCTTATGTCTACTTCTTCGTTGCTATTAAAATATACTTTTACTTCTGAATTTTCTGGTAAGAAAGAGTGTAAGTCAAAACAAGCGGAGCCTTCTGTTGCTCGAATTGGGTCTTTTACTTCAGGATTGGTCTTGAAGTAATATAAATCACTCGTCATTCTCATCAGTATCCCTTTTATTCCCAATATTATATTTCGGCGTCAATTCCCATTCATCCTTTTCTTTAAAAGAAAGAATCTTTAGTTGACTCAATGGAACTGTAAGTTCTGCTGATTTATCTGGCTCTACAAGAGAAACCAATTCCCATTCTGCAAGAAGATTTGCGATACTATTTCTTCGTGCAGTATCGTTCTCTGTGAAATTAGTTGTTTTTCCGTCTAGAGCGAAAAGTTCTTTAAAATGTACTATGTAGTATTTTCCCTGCTTGTGCAGGATATGACACGATTGAAATAGAGTTTTTTCTTTTCGTGATGCTATCCCGATTCGTGTGAGAGTTTCCCTAACCTTGAGGAAATCATCGGGCTCTTTTAACTTCACCTCAACCATTTCTTGAATGATGTTCTCGTTCATCGTTTCCTTTCAAACCACCTGTTTCAATTCTTTGTTTAATAATGTTCAGTTGCGAATCATCAAGCAATGTGACATATTCTCTCGCTTTTTCATAATTGCAATTGTAATAACCCTTAATTAAATCAAGGATTTCATTATTTTCTCGTTTAATCCACTTACCGAATCTTTTCTTCGGTCTAATGATATTTAGGAAAAAATCAAATTGAAGTTTGGAATCAGCATTGTTATGAATATTCATTTCATTTGCATACAATGCAGTATCGTGATTGAAACTTAACCCCCGATTCACAATAAAGGCCTTATATTCTCTTTCCAGTTCTGGCGTTTCATCCATGAGATTTTTCTTCCCATAATTGATTTGATTTATGAAATCAAAAGGACTCATGCGAACTCACATTCTGCCATCAATTCTATCAGGCAAGCAACCAAATTAATCTCTTGGTCTGCAACAAATGCGGATTTATACTGATAATCAGCAATAATCAGTACTGCTTGAGGAATAGAAGATTTCTCCACTACTTCGTACAATTTATCATAAATCTTACGATATACGGATGCAGGGTCATTGTCAACATTCGCAGTAACCCATTGCCGCATATTAGGAAAGTTCTTTTCTTTCAGGGCCAGAACTAATTGATTGAGATTTAATTCTCCGATATTTGCGAGAATGCCCGAATCAATAGTACCAGATGTAGAATATCGTTGCAATTCATTGATAACTCTACGAAAATCTGGAAAGTGTTTATTAATGAGTTCAGCAACAACTCTCTTATCATGCTCTACACCTTCTTCAGTAAGTATAACACCACAACGTATCATGAACTGTTGTGCAATTACTGGTTTTTCATCCTTCTTTAATCCAAAATCAATTACAGCACAACGAGAATGAATTGGCTCGATGATTCGATTTTTGAAATTACAAGTAAAGATGAAAGAACAGTTCTCTGCAAACTTTTCAATGAAACCTCTCATTGCTGGTTGCACCGAATCTGGATTCATGTAGTCTGCCTCATCAATGATTACAACTTTCCGCCCACCACCAGATAAAGATATAGTGGAGCAAAATTGAGTCATTTTAGTTCTGAGAGTGTCAATCATTCTACCCTCATCAGAACCATTGATGATAATGTAATCGGAATTTGTCATGTCACAGATTGCCCTCGCAACAGTTGTTTTACCAACTCCAGCGGGGCCTGTGAACATTAGATTGGGAACTTTATTGTCTCTGACTAGATCTTCAAGAGTTCCCTTGATTGTATCAGATAAGATACATTGTTCAATGGTTTTTGGCCTGTGTCGCTCTACCCATAAAAATTTATCCATATCAAAAAACCTTTCATATTATAATATTGTTTACCCTTCAAAAGTAGAGTTTTGCTCGAGTGCAATCCAAAACTGTAACGAATCCGTTGTTCTCTTGAAATGAGAGATTCGTTTAGAAGACAATTTTACTTCATAAGTGCCCTCCATCAATTTATTCAAATTTTCAGTCTTGAAAATCATACGGAATGTCTTATCCGTTGGGCCGACACCAGTTGAAAAACTATCCGATGATACATTACCTGTATCGGACACTAACAGTCTTATTTCAGTTCCATCACCTTCAACAACTACTTCAGGAAGTCCTAGAGTATTTGCAGCATTGATGGTTTTCTTGAAAACATCTTTTTCAAGTGTAAATTCAACATCTGGTTCTGGAAAAGATATATCTTTTTCAGGTGGTGTTTGAAACATGGAACTACTTCCACAATAACGATATGTTGCTTCATGATTAGAATCAGATATCGTGACACCATTATCAGTAAAATCCAACTCTGGATCATTAAACAATGACAACGTACCAAGAAACCGATTCAATTCATATATCGGAAATGTCTTTGGCAAATCCTCACTAATTTCTACTGAGGCTAGAATAGTATTCAATGGAGAAACAGTTCTAAGAACTTTCCCTTCACGAAACTCTAAACTTTGATTGATGTTTGCATAGTTCTTTAAGAACCCTACTGTGCTTTCACTTAACTTCATTGTGTTCTCCTTGAGATTCACGGTTATAAAAATTATCATGTAGGTATAACATAATAATAACATAATGAACGACTTTTGTCAAGTCGTTTCTATCAAATCCACCCTTTTTTCCATACCTTTGAGCGTACTTAATAATATTGCCTATACAGAAACCTTCACCATGTCCTGCATCGGCTATAAACTCTGTTGATTGTATTTTGTTTTGAGCGTAATGAGAGGCATAAGTGGAATCTATTGTATCCCAAATTTCCTTCAAATACATATCTTCATCAAAAACATAATCAATTCTTTTTTCGTTTTTTCTTGTTTTCTTGTTTGATAGTTCTTCTTCTTTTTTCAAAATTTTTCACCCTTGTTTCATTGTCCATACCATGACCGGCATAGTCCAGATTTGCTAAACTTTGCATTGAACCACTAAACACATAAGAGCCCATGTGACTGATTTTCATCCACGGGCATAAGAAAATTGAATATCCAAGTCTCCGAACAAACTGACAGAAGAAATAATCTTCTGAAAGATATCGGTTACTTCCTCCTGCAATGTCTCCCAAATATGCTTTAGAATCAATTACAGTATCAAAGTAAGCATGAATATCTCTATCACCTTTAAAATTTTCTGAACGATTGTGGTCAGGAGTATATTTAAATTGAGGATATGCTTCTGCAAAATCCTCAAAAACTTTTCGCTTAATCAACATAAAACCAGTTCCAATTTCAAGAACATCAACTGGTTCAGTTACACTAATTTTATGAGTATTTTCTACAGGATTGAATACATAATCCCCTGTATATTTTTCAAGTTCATTTGGGTCTTCGTCTGCAAGTCCCATATCAACTGCATTTCTAACTTTTTCCCAAGCAATACATTTCTTTGGATATGGCCCACCAATAACATCTTTGTCCAATGCAGCCAAAGTTAAAACATCATTCGGGTCAAAATGAATGTCTGCATCAATGAACATAAGATGAGTATAATTCGTGTCTCTTATGAATTCATCAACCAGATAATTTCTTGCTCGGGGAATTAAAGACTCATTGAACAAATAGAAATATTTCAAATCCATATTATACTTTGTTGCAAGTGTAGAAAGATCTGCACAGGCCTTTGAGTATAATCCGCTACACATTCCACCATACATCGGAGTGCATACCATTATCTTTTTTTCTCTCAATTCTTCAATACCAATTTTTACTTCCATATTTCTCCATTATAATTCACTAGATATGACAATAGGATGTTGCATTTAAACAACACCCTATAGTATCTATAACCTTTTAAAAAGGTTGATTTGTTTCTTCCTCTTCAGTCTCTTCAGAAGTTTCATCCTCCTCAGTAGATTCGGAAGGCAACGAAACTTTATCATCCAACTTTGAGTACAAGTCCATGAAAGTATCTTTGGTTTGGTCATCAAACCTTGCAACACACATTGCGATTGCTTTCATTCTATCTTTGAAGATTGCGAAAGCATGAATGATGTGAACCAGACGGCGAGTAGCGATAATCTCATCAACTCCACCATCATAAAAGGTTTTACGAATCAAATCCGCCCAGTCAACCAGTTTCCCAGCAAATTCTTCATCGACACATCCAAGAGATTCCATCAACTTAATGACAATTCTCTTTTCAACTGACATTGAAGGATACTCCTGTTCCATTGTGATAGGGAATCTTTCAAGGAATGCTTCATTCAGAATGTTGGTTCCGATAAAGCGTCCATCTTCAGAACCTTTACCTTTAGTGTTAGCAGTTGCCATGACTGAGAAACCAGCTTTAGGACGGACAATCCTTCCTTCTTTTTTAATCAGAAGTGGATTTCCTTCCAGAACAGGTTGAAGACACATGATTTTGTTTGATGCCAAATCGACTTCATCTAAAAGAAGAGTTGCACCACGTTCCATCGCCATAGTAACTGGCCCATCCTGCCAAACAGTTCTGCCGTCAAGCAATGCATAGTGACCAATCAAATCATCTTCATCAGTTTCAATGGTGATGTTCACTCTGAAAAGTTCTTTCTTCAGTTCCGCATGAACTTGTTCAATCATCATAGTCTTGCCGTTTCCAGACAAACCAGTAATAAAGACAGGATAGAAATTTCCAGATTTCTTAATAGTCTTTACATCATTGAAATGTCCAAATTTTACATATCCATTAACTTTCGCAGGAACATAAGATTCGGATGTATTTTTAGGAAATTCAATAACATTACTTGCCATAGATACTTTTTCAGTTTCCATTACTGCCGTTGCATGAGTAGCAAGAGAAACCATGCTTGCATCTTCTGGAAAAGAAGTGAAAGATGTTCCATTTAATTCTGGAAACTTCCATTCGCCTCTACTAATTTTTTCGGATAGGTTACACAAAAACCATGGCCGTATTACACCAAGTTCTTTATGGGTTTTTGTTTCATCAGTAAATTTTAAAATATCTTTTCTGGTGAAATATTCGCTACCAACAAAGGAACGAAAAGCACTCATACTTTCAACTTGTTTATCACTCATACTCATAACAAATAATCTCCAATGGGAGGTTCACAACATGAGAAAAGTCATCTTTTCTCACTTCCATACTTATATTATAACAAAACTAGACACAAATGTCAAGTTTTTTACGCAACTTTTTCAATAAATGCGTTAAGAAGAACACGATTCTGTAATTTCCCTCTGGTATTCTTTTTCAGAGCCCTTCGTAATTCTGCTTTAGAAGACCCTGGCGCAACTTCTCCGATATGGTCTATTTCATCAATTTCAAGACCTTTGGTGTTGATAATGTAGAGTTCATCATAACCAGACCTAGTTTCAATAATAAACTTATCTTTCCGAAACTTTGAAATTTCTTCCTCAGTCGCATAATCATACATGGCCTGTGAAAGACTTGAAAGAGCTCTTCTTCCAGAACCAGAAGTCAGAAAAAATCCAAGAAGATTAATTCCCAAAGATTTTTTGAGTGCTTCTAAAAGAATGTCAGTTGTTTTCAACTGTCTGCCATCCCTTCTAGGATATGTTCTTGAACGAGTTACTTTATCATCAATATGAAGTGTGCTTCTATCATGTCTACCCACTACATTATTTGAATCAAGATATCCATGATTATGATTGCTTTGTCCATCAGTCAAAAATACTGCATTGACAATCTGGGCCCGAGACTTCATTTTAAATTCTTCAATTACAGACTTAGACATAACAATCGTATCATCTAAAGGAGTTCCCCCCAAAGAATAATTATCGGGAAATCCGTAATAATCGTAATTACTAGAATAATAATGGTTATAACGATTTGAATAACCTTCTGCAATCAAAAGAAGATTTCGATATGCAATGTTTAATTCTCTGTTTCTCATTTTAGAGGAAAAGAGATTGACTAACTTTGTGCCCTTATTTACTACCAAGTCATTAGTCTTGTACTCTGCAATTTTCTTTCCAAGATAATTTATATCATAAGGAAGATTTTTCGATTCTTCATATATATTTTTATTTTCTTCATCTTTCCATTCACGATAATGGTCAGAAAAAGAATAAACCTCAAAAGGAATCTGAACTTTCGAGCAGAACATTGTCAAGTTAATCAATTGTTCAATGGTTTCTTTCATGTAACTATGCATGGAACCAGACCAATCGATGAACATAACCATACCGTGATTCTTTCCTTCTGGAAAAGAAGTAATCTGTTGAAACAGATTTTCACTATACTTGTATGCATGAATCTTATTCATGTCCAGAGTTCCCTTCTTTGAATTATATGCCCTTCGATGAATATCTGCGGCTTTCTTCATTTCAAACTCTTTGGCCATGTAACTAACCATCTTATCGTTTGTGGACTTGAACTTTTTCAAAAGTTTGATTCCAGACTCAATCGCACCTTCATGTTTGGTGTAAAATAAAGTCAACTCTTCATGGACTTTTTTATAATCGATAATAACTGCATCAGTATTAATTTTAGGAAATGTAAGATACTGAGGAACCGAAACATGATCACCCATATCCGCCATCTCTTCTTCTTTTGCACGAAAGTTATCATCAGTAAAAGACACTGGCTCGGACATTTTTCTATCGTCAAAAGGATTTCCATATCCACCTTCTAAACCATTAGAAGTTTTAGAACCACCAGACTTCTCTTCTGAATCGTCTGCTTCTTCTCCATCTGACTTTTCATCTTCAGTTGATTTACCATTCTTATTTCCAGCAGAACCATCTTCATCGGAATCATCAGATTCTTCTCCATCTGAACCAGAACCAGAAGCACCATCTTTTTCGGAATCTTCTTCTTCAGAATCATCACCATTCATGTCTTCCATCATCTTGTCACGATTTGACCCCCCCGAACCTTCAGATTCTTCAGAGTCATCCTCGCCCTCTTCCCATTCATCTGAATCTTCACCAAACTCTCCATAACTGTTATCAGTTTCAGATTCATTTTCTTTACACCATTCATAAAGACCTTCAGTAACTTCGACAACCTCTTCCCATGTTTCAGTCCGTTCAACTTTTTCTACCCAAAGTTTTTCTTCTTCGGAAAACTCAATACCATAGTTAGTTCCGGCTTTGGTATACAAATTAATACGATCAATCAAACCAAGATCATTAGGACTCATTCCCATTTTTCTCAATCCGAAAAAATCTTCATTTATTAATTCTTTGTACCCACCAATCATATTCTTGCGAGCACCAGCAAATTTTCTCTTAATTTTCTTTTCGATTCTTGCATCTTCAATAACGTTCAAAAAGGACTTAAAACCTTTTCCTTTTTTACTAGAAGAAGAATGCCACCCATCAAACGGAGTCCAAAGTGCGTGACCAACTTCGTGGGCACAGAACAGATCATAAACATCTGAACCAGGCTTCCATTTTAGAATAGGTAAGTAGAGGACTCGATTTTTTATATCGAATGCT